AGCCGTAAAACAATCAAGGAACTCCAAGACATATACAAAAAGACATGGGAACAACGTGTCGAGTATGCGGGTACGATACCATTCACCCTGTCAAACACACGAAACTATGTCAGGTTCAATAGACCAACAGCTCGTACGAATCAGCGACTCGCCACTGTGCAGCCGACACAAGAAGAGATGACTCAATACATCGTGTATCACACACATCCCGTCCCTGAATACGCAACTCCACTTTTCACATACCCGAGTGAAGCCGATTTTAGAGTGTACATAAACGAATATCCAAACATGCAAGCGAATCTCATCCTCGAAAACCAAGGATACTACATCATCGACCTCATCGAAACAAACCTAATCAAACCCAATGTTGATGATGTCACCCGTGAGTTCAACCGTCTCGTACGAGGACAAGAATTTCAGAGGGTGTCAGTCACGTGGAGTAACCTGGGGTATTTCCAAACCACACCCACTCAATGGAAACGAGCCGTGAACAACTACATAGATCCTATCATGCGCAGAAAGTTTGGTATTTCCATCAAGTATTACACATGGGACCAACTAGGTGAGATTACACTCCTAGATAAAAATGTCATCATGAATATAGGATGACCGCACACAGGTTACACATCACAAAAATCGTGGTGAGAGATTTGAAATCTGTGAGTAAGTTGTCATCAAAGAATAGGTGGGAATATGGAGGTAAGGTCAAGTACGACAAGTGCATGAACTATAAAGGTCTCACCTACGTAACCTCGAAGGAGAGGGCACGCGTCGATGCGAGTGTTCTCGAGGCAGAGTGGACCGACGCACCTGTGGCATATCACACACATCCATCACTTCTACAAGTAATTCCAGACGAAGTTGGACCCACGATCTTCGCGACACTCCCGAGTGACGCAGACTTTGAATCCTTCATCAAAGGTTTTCCTGATATACAAGTAAACATCATTTGTGATGCACGTGGCTATTACGTCATCGACATTTTCGATGCCATCCGTGTGGGTACAGTTCCTCTTCCAGAGGCTGTTTTCTCCCTCATGAAAGAGGTGCGCTACGAGGACTTTCTTTATAAACGTGGCTTTGGTGAGGACAGATGTGAATACTTTTCTACAGATTTACGCGAATGGAAGTGGTTCATAAACGAGGAGTTACACACACGACTCAATGAACTCTACGGCGTTTCTATCAAATTCTATGGATACGACGACGACGAACCACCTACGGTCATCATTGACGCATGAGGGAATCCTCCAATTCATCCACCTCGTACCATGCCCAGTGACACTCCTGGGACTCTATGTTATCTTCGCATATTTCCTGTGCTTCTTTTATCGCTTCAGTGAAGCGTAAACGAAGTCTCAGATTTTCTCTAATCGGACGCACCTCCACGATACTCGGTCGTCTGTACATACCTTCAAGAACATTCTTACGAGTCTTTGCCAATTTGATTTTGTACAAATTATTTTCGGAAAAGGTTGCGATACATTTCATAACTTAACGTAGCATAAAGATTTTAAGTGTCTTGTGAATAGAAATGTCTTCTTACAACGTCGAACCCTGTAACTTCAAGTATCGTGTCTCCTCCCTCGAGAAGGTGGTCGACGGTGACACCATCGATGTCAACATCGATCTCGGTTTCGATGTCTGTACGAAGCAACGTGTCCGTCTCCTCGGCATCGATACCCCAGAGTCTCGTACGTCGGACAAGGAGGAGAAGAAGTTTGGTCTCCTCTCGAAGAAGAAGCTCAAGGAGTGGTGTCTAAAGGCGGTCGCATCTGAGAAGGATGATATCGAGATCGAACTCAGATGCCCCGAGGCGGATTCGAGGGGTAAGTTTGGTCGTGTACTCGCCGAGGTTTGGGTGTGTGAGGAAGGTATTTGGACCAATGTCAACAAGTGGTTGTGTGATGAGGGGTACGCTGTGCCATATGGTGCGGAAAACAAGGCCCTCGTCCAGGACCTTCATATGGCGAACCGCAAGAAGCTCATCGAGCGCGGTGATATCGACGCTTAAAATACATGACTATGAAAAGTATGACGAGTAACACGATCAATTGTGTCATGTATTCATCCGAATAATAATCAAGAATCAAATTTGGATTTTTGAGAAGATACCAAAGATTTTTACGTTCAAATATTTGTGTGATGGACATGTTGATTCCGTGTCCCTGTGTGGCGTGCCATGACCAAGGCGGAATCATCAAACTATCACCGGGTTGTAACGTCACTTTGTATATTTTCATTTTGCTATGGTCCATCTTGAAAAAGTCCTCCTTCGCAAAATTGGATTTACCTACAGCGAATACACTGTTTTTATGAATATCGGGATTGTCGTAATTATCAAATATGTACACCGTTTTCGAACCATATAGTTGGTTGAGTATGAAATCGGAGTTTACGTGCAAATGTAACCCACTCGAATGACCGTTTCCTAGATACAACATCAAGGCTTCAACCTTCCTGTCACTTGTGTTCGGGTTACGTAACGTCTCAAGTAGACTTTTGGATACTCGTTGTTCAAAAAGATCGACTTCTGCACAGTAGATGGAAGGTGGTCGTTTCTTTTTCCAGTGTGCGATGAGATTTGGAATGGACATCGTCCCCATAATAGCTGTGGTTGTGTCCGTTTCGGGTGTATCATATAGTTCAGCGGGGAGTTCCATGTGACCGAACATTTTAATAACATTTTCAAATGACAACTTCCGTGCTTTGGGTTGGTATAACCCGCGTATGACAATTGGGTGTGTGATTTCTCGGGTGATAATCTGTTTTTCTTCTGGTGTCATCTGACTGTATACATATGTGGGAAGATCCATCTATAATCAGATGATATTAAAGTTTCGGGGTATAAATGATCAATCATTTTGAAGCAAAGGAAACGTATGCGAAAAGATACAAAACTAGGTAGTGTATGGATACTTTCGGACCCATAAGTTACATATCCACTTTTCACCAGACTTTACAGGATTCCCACCGTGTAAAGCCTTGGACGTTTCCATCTCGTAGTTGTCGAGTGTGTCGAAAAAGAGGGCGTCACCCGCCTTGAGTTTGTACGCTTTGTTCAGATTTGGGAATACAGTCTCACCACCTTCGTAGTCATCGTTGAGAGCCAAAATGAACGTGTACATTCTTGGATTCTTGTCCCCCTCGATCACATCTTGATGAGGTTCGTAAAATCCACCCGGTTTGTATCGAAGAACTTGAAGTCTTTCACAGTTTACGATTGGGCGGTCCGTATTTTTGAGACACCGCTTTATGATAGCATCCACTACAGGATCACCCCGACCAAGCCACGCTGTTTCACTCTTGCGCATCTTTTCATCTATGCGACGTTCCTCTGAAACCAAAGATGGTTCGAGATTCTTCTCACATTTCTGAATGATGTGTCGCCGCTCTTCGGGTGTTATAAAATCGTGGTAGACTCGGGGTTTTGGATACATGGGTAACAAGTACACGACAATCAAAATCAGAAATAATATGAGTATCATCTTAGAATACTCACACATAAATATTTCTGGGGAGTCGACAATTGTATCGTTTTCGAATCGATTCAAAAATATCATTTCCATAGTCTACGATTTTCTGTAAAAGATCTACGATTTCGTCATGTCGTCCAGGGTCTATCACGTACTGTCTCAACAAGTCCCCACCCGTGTTGGCCATCATTTCGAAAATGTTCGATAGATCCCTGGATTTATCCGTATATTTTTCCTGTCGCTGTAAAAAATGTTTGAAATCCTGTTCTGTAATATCATTCAACATATAAGCAATTCGCATCTGTGTATTATCAAATGGTCGTAGATCCAAATACATGTTTTCACGTTCTACTTGATGCACGACCATCGCGTATTGGAGTATTTCATTCGTGGCACCAATTTCTCGAAGTTCTCTGAATGAAGGTACACCACCACATGGGATGTCTCCATGCTCCCGAGACATCATCGTTTTCTTCTTAAACTCTATGAAATGTGGGTTGTGTATCCGACCAGTTTCAATTTCACCAGTGCGCCAATTGAATGCGGTGTGACACGAAATGCACCACATCTGTGCACAACCACTCGTCTTGTGAATGACCGTCCCACACTTTGGACAAGACTTACTATCTCTGTTTAAAAGTTTCATAGTCTTGACAGTCTCGGGGTCACATTCGTGTTCGGGTGTCAGTGGTTCGTTACAGTCCTTACAATATGAATGTTCGCACAATCCACAATACCATTCCTCATTGAGAAAGCCCTTACATTCTTCAACTGGGCACTGACGCACGAAACGCCTCGGTTCGTTATCAAGGGTTGATCCGTTCATTCGAAGCTGCTCGAGATGTCTATATGTGTTTTCCATATCTCGATAAAGAACATGAATATCATTCGGTAAAGGTTGCTCGTATTCGAACGTACCGTATCGATGATGGAGTTCAATCAGTTCTTCCTTTTGCTTTCGAATGATACGACGAAGTCTTCGCATCTGTATGATACGTTCAACTTCTGGTTGCGTCTCAGGTATGAGTGCCTTTTCTCTCTCAAATAAAACATTCTCACGGTGTCTTCTCAAATCAGTATTCCTAAAATACTTGGTACAGAACGAATCCACAAACTCACGATTCCACAAAGTCTTACAACCCATACAATGTGGATCTTGGAAAGATTCTAAAATGTATCTCTGGGAACAGGATCTACAACTCGTTAAATCACAAAAAGGACACTTAACTTTTTTGTGATTTATCTTGTTCAACTTTTCACAGCAGACATCACAATTTTCCATTAGGTTATAGGCACATTATTTCTTTAATTATTGAAAACCTACAAATTGGCTAATCATCTCACGGGCATCGTCTCTCTCATAGATAGTCTGTGCAAAAAAGAGGGTCATGTCCGCCTGTCCATATGACAAGTATGTACCCCGATACTTCTCATAAATGGCT